CTTTCCCTTGACTTCTTTGCCATTGTAGAAAAATGAAAATTCTGCAGGTGTATTCCCAATAGGAGTAATACTAAAACCAGAATCCATACTGATACTGCTATATTCCTCGTGTTCCCTGGTTTGGGAAATCCCCGTAGAATCTTTTTTCTCTCTTTCAGCTTCGTGAATGCTGATTTCTGACTTCTCTTTTTCTAGGATTGCCTTTCGGCTCCCACAGCTTACCATGGACAATAGCAGACAAGCAAGCAGGAGCCAGAATCCTATTCTGTGGCTGATTTTACTTTTCATCTTTTTTGCTTTTTAGGTCGTCAATATCTCCACTATTGTGGAAGTTTTTTATTTTATCCAAAAGTCCGCTCGGAGGGAATCTTCCCCCTGTAACAACCGACATGTTCGTAAGCGCAGTAGCGCCAGGATAGAGAATAACCATAAGCTGAACCAATACGCTGAAATAACTCTTGAAAAACTCTATCGGTTCCAAAACCTTATTGATAACAGACAAAATGATAAATCCCATTGAAATAATAGATAATTTAGTAATCAATTCTTTGAGATTTCCTTTGAATGTGAAATCCTTAAGAATTATCAAGTGAACATAACTATCTAAAATATGGTCTATTACTAAAACCACACACAAGCAGAACAGGAAAAACTCACTTTCTACATACCACCCGCTAATCCGTTCTGTGAGAGTTACGGCTGCCGCTGGAGCTAGAGACAACTGTGCTGATGCCATCAACTTCTGCGAAAAACTCCCTTTGTATAACAACACCAGGTTGTCCACAATAAATTCTTTTATATTCATATTTAAAATTCTTTTATGCTTTTTTTACAGTGATTTTTGTCTATCGTGTCAAGAATGAATACCAGCACTTTGCCAGCAAATGAAAGCGTGTTATCCCTTTGGTTTTTGCCCAAAACAGAGCTGATAGTTTCCTCCATGTTTCCAAATTTATAGCCTTCTTTTTTCTTTAAAGTCAAGTTGAAAAGAGTTCGGAATTCAGAGTTTCCGAAGCGGTCTAAATTGACCGCCGAACTCTTGAAATAGCCTAAATCCTTGAACTTTATTGCCACAGCCAAGAAATTCAGTAGCGACAAAGGAAGAAACAGCGCCCACGCTATAAGGAACAGAAACAGCCCACCGATAAACTTTCCTATGTCTTTCATAATCTGTCTAATTCTTCGTTTTTAGTCCTTACAAAATCAGCCAGATACCCTTGGATTAACTGCAATAGAGTCGCTCTGTTATTCTTCATCAGCCAAAGCATATACTTGTAACTACTGACCTTTATCGGCTGTGTTTCTGCCGTAGCATTGCCATCTTCATCTTTTACAGGAACATTGATAAGCTCATTCTTCGTTCCTCGCAGGTAACTCCAAGTATCCTTATAAACCACCCATTCAGGCGTAGGCAGTTGGATATTAATCTCCTCCCCAGTTTCTTTATCTTTTAGAATCTGTCTGTAACCGAACATAACGAACTCGTTTTCACTTTTCGCATCCAAGTTAATTACTCGGATAAATCGGTTAAATTGTGGAAGTTTCGGATGCGCTTCCATTGGCAACTCCGCAAGATAAAGTGGCGTGTTTTCTACTTCATCTAAAATACCCTGCACCTGCTTCGGTATCATCAAATTTTCGTTCATATTATATTGTTTTATTGAATGTTATAGCTTATATCTTTTATCACAAAATCAGCAATGGAAAGGCTTGAGAACAGCGTAACAAAGTGGATGTATTTGTCTGTGCTTTGCGCTGTGAATGTAGTCATCTGCATCCCCCCTGTGTTTTTCATTAGGGCAAAAAGCGTTATCAAACCTCCCTCTTTTATTAGGTAAATATCAGCAAAGCCATCTGTTTCGTTAATTACGGTTTGAGATGAAATCCGATTATTTGGAGAAACAGCTTCTCTTGACCACGCATCTTTTATTACCAAATCGTTCGCTAAATCAGACTTTGGTGATGCATCAAGCGAGTCAGCAAAATGAATCGCTCCAAAAGTTCTATCTATACGGAACAGATTAGGGCTATTATATGTTCTAAACTTAAAAATCCAATTTCTGTCCGTAGGAAGTTCTTTGTTTATCCCTACTGAATAAAGCGCTTCGCCCTCGCGTGTAGACATATAAACATTATTCCTAAATTCAGCTGGAAAAGCATTAGACCTCGCACCTACAATCATTCCATCGCTCAAAGTAAAAGGCATAGGCAGTTGGTAATTCTTGGTTATCAGCGCCTGTGGAAATCTGCTTCTATCCAGTGTTCTTATAACCATTTCAGAGGCAAGAACAGGCGTAAATCCTATATCTTCCAGCTGTTTTATCTTCGCTATGGTGTTTTTTAAATCTTGGGAAATCTGCTGTCCTGCTGGTGCTGTAGCATTGATGTTAGACAAAACATTCTTTACATTGACATTGATAGTCGCAGGAACATTGAATGTAGTAGAGACTTTGGCTGTATCTGAAAACCCTATCTGCTTTGTTGTAGGATTATACATTAGGTAGCCATTGAAAGCCTTGTCGCTTACCTTGTTTTCCAAATCGTAAGCTTTGCTGAATAATTTATTGAGTAGGAAATTCTCCACCTTACCCTCGGCATCCTGCACAAGGAATCTGTCAAAACTATCATCTGCCGACTTATCAATAAGCCCCTTGATAGAATAATAAAATCCTGCTGTGTTAATAAACCAGTTTGCACCAAGAGTCATCCCAGCACCATTTGTTGAAGTGAGGTGACTACTTGCCACATTGCTACTTGCTACACTACTGCTCCCTCCTCCGCTGGACGCAGGAATAAATGGTTTTATTGCTTCGTAAAACTTTTCAGCTTCTATATTAGAGGCATCTACACTTGCTCTGTTTTGAATTTCACTCTGCATACTTCCAAGTCTTCCATTGTCTGCTTTCCTGTCTATTTCAGAAAAAGTTTTCTCAAAACTCTGTCTTAATTTTGCTTCTGTAATTTCTCCGTTGCTATTATCAGGAAGAAGTTGGTTGATTTCTTCTAATGTTGTTATGTTGCTCATAGTCCTTTATATTCTAAATCCTTTACTAAATCCTTTGGAAAATCCTCCTACTTGTTTTTTTTCCTCCTTTTCTCCTTTCTCTCCTATTTCTGCGATGCTTCCTGCATATTCATACAGCGCTGTATTGGCTGAAAAAGTGAAATTTACCATGTTATCCTCTTCGAATTTCTTCCCAGAAGTAGCATCTCCGCTGGTAAGGTATGCAGCGTTTCTAAGATTCCCCAGAACCCAAACTCTGCCGTTACTATCCGAGACAAAAAACACCAGCCCAGAATTTCCCGTCTGGGAAAGAAAACCAAGGTTTCTAGGCGTCATTCCTGTCAGCTGAAACGAAAGCTCGCTCATCTGCTTCCATCTCTTTGCACTGCCAGTGACCTTCTCCGATAGAGAACCTTGGTCTAGATAAACATCCACAGCCTTTAGACTTTTTCCGTGTTTGAGTAAAATATTTCCCTTAGAAATTATCCTGCTATCTTCGTAACCCTCCGCTTCGGGAAGAACTATTTTCGCAAAGTCCCAAACAGAAGCATAGTAGAGCCTCACCAAAATACCTCCAAACACCTCTGTGCTTGGACAATAATGCAAATCTTCTGTATGTATTTCTGTAATCACAAAAACAAAAATAGCACCCCGCAGGGTGCTAAAAAAAGACAAGATATTACAAGAAAAGACCTCCTTTTTTTGTGATGATAGGGACTTTTAGCTGAGAGTCCTCCGCATTCCAGCAAGGGAATTTGTCCCTATATATACTTAGATAATCCCATATTTGCGTAAGATACCTTTCGCTTCCCCTCAGATGACCTTCCTGGAATCTTATTTTTTCCTCATCTGTAAGCACTACAGACTTTTGCCACGGCAATTCCTCATACTGCACCACGATGCCTGTGCTGGTAAATAGATAGCCCTGCTCTGCTGTGGCATCTGCTTTTGATTTATCAATACAGTATTTTTTTATTAAATTTTTCAGCACATCATCGCCCAGAAGAACATCTGCTTCACAAGGTTTCATTTTGGAAAGAAACTCATCCAAAGCACCACGCATCAAATCTGAAAGCATCAAATAAACCTCTGGAGAAATTTCTCCGAAGTAATATCTCGTTTCAGAAAACGGCAGAAGCGAGAAACTTCTCTTGAAAAAAGGCAATTCCTGTTTTTCCGCCAAAAGATTCAAGGCTTTTGCTAAATAAAAATCTGCCTTTCTGATCCAACTCAAAGCCAAGTCACGAACATCCCACCAGCTGGCGTTTTTGGTCGTTCCCTGCTCATATTGGTTGATTCCATAGTTACTCAGATGAACCTTTAT